GTTAGAAGCCCACGACAAATTAGCTAACTGGACTGAGCTAAACACTGCGATTACTGCACTAAACAAAGAAAAAAGTACACTAGATTCAGCACTGCTACAAGCAGACAAGCGTGTCAAAAAGGTAGAAAAAGACGTTTTAGAGCTAGATAATGCAATGTGTTATGCGTGTAATCAGCCGTTACACGAGGATAAAAAGCAAGAAATTTTGTCAGAAAAAGCAAAAGAACTTGAAGAAGCAATGGCTTATCAATCAGACGTTAATAGTAAACTAACAGAAGTTTTAAAAGGTCTTGAAGATATTGGCGACATTAACGGCAAGCCATCTACATTTTATGAAACTGCTAAAGAAGCATATGAGCATAGAAGCAACGTAGATAATTTAAAGTCGTCTGTGCTAAGTAAGAGTGAAGAATCTGACCCTTACGAAAGCCAAATAGAAGAACTTACACAAGAAGCTATTCAAGAAATTGACTGGACTCCGGTTAATGAGCTCACTAATCTTAAAGATCACCAAGAGTTCTTACTAAAACTGCTCACAAACAAAGATAGCTTTATTCGTAAAAAGATTATTGAGCAAAACCTTGCGTACTTAAACAATCGACTTACATACTATCTCGATAAGTTAGGTTTACCGCATCAGGTACTGTTCCAAAACGACTTAAATGTTGAAATTACACAGTTAGGTCAAGACTTAGACTTTGATAATCTAAGTAGAGGCGAACGAAACAGGCTTATTTTAGGCTTATCATTTGCATTCCGTGATGTTTGGGAGAGTTTATATCAAAATATCAACTTGTTGTTTATTGACGAGCTGATTGATAGTGGTATGGACACTGCTGGCGTTGAAAATTCACTAAGCGTACTTAAAAAGATGACTAGAGAACGTGACAAAAACATTTTCTTAATCTCACACAAGGACGAATTAGTAGGACGAGTAAATCACATACTAAAAGTTATTAAAGAAAATGGCTTTACAAGTTACGAGAACGATATTGACGTAGTAGAATGATTAAAGATGACACACACGACAAGTTAACAAAGGCTTATATGGAGTATTTTAAGGCTAACGAGGCATATATGTCTCGTAAGTCTCATCGTACACACTTAGCAAGTAGACGTTGGTTAAGAAAAATCCGCGAACTTGCTAAAGAACGTATGGATGAAATACATTCTGATTATCAAACCAAGAAACAGGCAGAAAAGCAAGGCAAATAATAAGTATCACTATGAAGTGGACTTATAAAGGCAATCCTATTGATGTAATACCAGACGAATACGAAGGCTTTGTTTACCTCATAACCAATCTTAAAACTGGGCAAAAGTATATAGGCAAGAAACTTGCAAAATTTAAAACTACTAAACCACCTCTTAAAGGCAAAAAGAATAAACGTAGAGGCTACAAAGAATCAGACTGGCGCGACTACTGGGGTAGTTCGGATAGACTGAATGCTGATGTAGCAGAATTAGGCCCAGAAAATTTCACAAGAGAAATCCTATACCTATGTAAAGGCAGGGGCGAAATGTCCTACATTGAGGCAAGAGAGCAATTTGACCGCCGTGTATTAGAGAGCGACGAGTATTACAATGGAATTATTAATGTTAGAGTTGGCGGGTCCGATAAATTGCGCAAGGCATTGCTAGAACATAGCATCAAGGCAAAACAATCCAACACATAAGGTTAGCGGGCCAGTTTGAAAATACCGCTGTGGAAAAAGCATCCGTATAGGAGCACACGTAACACGTTGAGCGGCGTTCGGTAGTAGAACGTTTGATTGACGTAGACTGATTGTTGGCTGTCGAAAAACTGCAATGTACATAAAAACCGTATGCACAGGAACGAAGCAACGGGTATTATGCGGTAAAGCGTATATTTTGTGAATATACGGTTTAGCGTATAAGATGTCGACGTAGGTTGGGAAAGGTCAGAGCCCATTGTACAGCAGAAAATACCTACTTCCAATGTCTAGGCTGGTGGCGAACTCACGTGAAGTCAAGATTGGATGGAACCGTAAACAGGTTCCGTCTGACTGAAACAATCTACGTGAAGTAACTACATTATTGCTATCGCAATAATGCTTTAATTCATATTCATTACTTCTATCATACAAAAAACGAAGTGCTTAGTTTGAGCGATAGCGATAACTAATATCTACGAAGTAGATATTTTAAAAAATAAATAAATACACTATACAATTAAGGAATATTCGTAGATGAAAGTTTGGCAAATCGTAGAAGCTGGAGAAAATATGGTTGGGACTGGTGTCTTAGGTCCTGATGGAAAAGAAATATTTAGACCTGAAAAACCTAAGCCTTCACCTAAACCTGTTAAAACTCCAAAACCACCTAGCAATCCTGGTGTTAGTACAAAAGACTTAAAAAATCCTATGACTTGGGGCAACAGTGCTGACTATGATATTAAGACTAAGGGCGGCGGAAAAGTTGTTGAGGTCAAATATACACCTAAAGGCGGCAAGCCGGTAGTTTTTAGAGGAAGAGCTAAAGATGTTTTAAAACAGATGGCAGAGTCTGGAGACAAGGGAGCTCTACGAGGCTTATCTAGAATTGGAAAATCAAGAGGATTCTTTGTTAAGTATGCTAAAAGCATTTTAAGAGGCGCAAGTTTCTTAGGTGCTGGATATGTTGGTTATGAAGCAATAGCTGACTGGGCTGAAGAACGTGCTACTATTAGACAATTATTAGGTGAAACTGTCTTTAAAGGTAGTAATTTAGACTCTAATCATCCTGTGTATAAAGCCTATATGGCATATCATACAAAAGCAGCGGCTGTGAACGTCGGTCAGTTGATTGCTACAGAACTTGGTCAATGGATTGCTGCTGGAAAAATTGCAAAAATGCTTAGATATGCAAGAGCATTACAAGTAGGGTTAGCAGCTACCGGCTGGGGAGCAGTTATTGCTGTTCTTATTTGGGCACTTATGGAAGGATCACAGTGGTTAATTGGTTGGTGGTTAAGAAAATATGGTCCAGACTGGTTCCAAGCATCTGTTATTGAAGAATTAAGTAAAACAGAAGGTGACATAATTCCATCAGAAACAGCACCTAAAGTTAGCGATTCTGAAGTTAAGAAAGAAGTTCAAAAAGCAGCAAATGATTCTGCTGACAAGGTTGAAGATCCAACTGAAGTCTTTAAGAAATGGAAAAAGATTAAAGCAAATGACGATTCTGGAAACCTTAGTGTTCAGTTTAGCACTGATTAAACTAAAGGCATTCCTGTCTTATTAGTTGTTTCAATATTATCTTTAATAATTGCACTTAGAATATCACGATCTTCAATTGAATATCTCCAAAGAAGATCGTGTGAGCTTACTCCGCCGCGCATATGCCAAGATAATCTAAAAATTTCATCTTTAAGTTGTTTTACTTGACCTTCATAGTTTTTAACAAGGTCAAGTATCTGAGATTCCTCGAGTGGGATTAGCGTTTCACGAAAAAATCGGAGTTATCCAATCCAAATACAACTTCATTTTCTGCTGCACAACTAGCACATTGTACTTTTTGCGGCTTTAAAGTCCAACGTTCGGTATTTTTTTCAACCTGTGAACGAATAGTATCAAAAAACTCTTTGTCACTGTTTTTAAGCCACTCATTAATTTGTTGAGGCTCAGTAACTGTTTGATCTTCAATGTCAATACTTTTAATTGCTGTTGTGAAACCTTTAGAACTTAGTTCTGCAATTTTTTTATAAATTTCATTCAGTGTTTGATTCTTCATTTCTTCGTCATCTAATGACGAAACATTCCAAATTTGTCTTCTTAGTTCAAAACTTTTTGTGTTTATTTCAGTTGCTTCTTTATATGTTAAAGGACGAATAGTAACCATTAACGGTCCAGCATACACTTGATCTTCAAACTCTTGTGCAAGATAATATTCTAAAGACTTTGTTAAATCTAAATCAAATTTATTGTTTTCACCACATTTATTACAATCAAAAGTAGTTTCTAACCTTTCTCCATATGTTGCTATTCGAATAGCAATTAAACAAGCGTCAACATCTAGTTGTGGCATTGACCAAGGATGGACAATTCCAGGAATACAACTTTTAATAACTTGAACAGTTGCTTCTCCATTGAATAATGCATCTGGAGTCTTAAACATTATTTCATCCATTGCCGACATACCGAATACAGGTAGCTTTGTAGGGTCACCATTAATAGCACCTTGAGGATAATATTTTCCTTTTGACGGTAAATCTAAATAGATTTTGGGTTGTCTATAATACTTTTGTAACGGATTATTTTCCATAGTACCTCTTCCGATAAATAACTTATATAGTTTATTTAT